GGGCGTACCGGGCACGCCGCCTGCGGGCCGTCCGAAGCGCGGCGCGGGCTTCTCCGGCGCGAACGACTCCGGGTCCGCCTTTTTCGCCTCCTCCAGATACTGGGCGAAGCCGTCCAGTTTCCCGTCCTTGAGTTCCAGCTTCTTTTCCTTGAGTCCGGCCACGAATGCCGCCTTCGCGCCCTTGCTGGAGAAATTCAGGTCCGCCACATGGCCCGCCACAGCGGCGTCGTAGTCCCGGGCCGCAATCTCCGCCCTGTGGGCCTCGCTCTCCGCGGTATACTTGGCCTGGAGGTCTTCCAGCTGCTTCTTGGTGGTCTCCGCGTCGCCAGCGGTCTTTTTCAGGGCTTCCAGGTCCTTCTCGCGGTCGGCCAGCTGCTGCCGGGCAGCGTCCAGGTCGGTCTTGTGCTGTTCGGCCTTTTGCTTCTCCTTGCCGATGTCCCGGCTGTTTTCGTCCAGGATTTTGTCGACGCTGGCGTCATCAAGGCCCAGGCCCTTCAAAAACTCCCGTGTCATATCTCTCCTTTACAGCTTCGCTTTTTTCTCGTGGGTCGCTTCCACTGCTGCCCCGTAGTTTTGCGACTTCGGGCCGGTCAAGATTTTTTTGAAAAAGAAAAGGGGTCAGCTGCTCGAGAATCTCGAACAGCCGACCCCTTTCGGTCCTTCCCGGCGAACGTTCCCGCCGGGGATACAGATTCAGTTTTCCGCTGTCGCAGTTGGGGTTCCTTAATACCACATGACCGTGCGCCGCGTTTCCGGCGTCTCTTTCCGGGCGATTTCCCCCAGCGCTTTTTTTGCGTGGGAAAGGTGCGCTCTGCACCATTCATAGCCAGACGGAAGCGGCGTATTCTGCATTTCTCCGTCGGGTATGTGGAATTCAAGCCTCACGGGTTCTTTGCAGTCCTCCACATAGGCAGTACAAGTAATCGATTCTCCTTCGCGGCTAATTTGCTCCAGTTTCACCATAGTAGTACTCATACGCCTCCTTCGCATAGTTGTATTTTCGAGATGTAATGATATGCGCTTCATCCTGGGTGAAGCCTTGCAGCATAAGCTCTCTTTCCATCATCTCGTGCTTCAGCAAAGTCAAATCATGGGGCTGAATCTGTTTCCCGTCAATCAGCCTCTGCCAGGACTCCGCCATCTCATAGGATGCGTCAAAGTGAGCGATTTTGCCGTCTCTAAGATCATGCTTGTCCAGGAAAATAAAGTTCTTGATGCGCTGGATGTCAGACTCCGCGTAGCCGGTATTCTCCGCAATCCGCCTAACATCCGTTGTCATCTTCCGGACAGCCGCGTAATAGCGTTCCGCGTGGGCATCTGCACGGGCACTTTGAGGATTCAAGGCCCCGCCGATGCTGCCTGCCTTTATTATAGCAGATTCTCCGCCTTTTGCAAGGCCTTTTGAGGAGCTACCAGCCGGCATTTTCCCCCTCTCCAGCACCTTCATCCTCTCCCGCTGCTCCGGCAGGCCCGCCGCCCTGCTGAACGCTCTGTACTTCCCGTTCAGCCGCCGCAGGCGGATGCCCGCGGCCTGGGCCTCCCCGGTCAGCCCCGCGGCCTCATAGGCGGTCCTGAGCCGCTTCTGTTTGCGGATGCTGCGCTCAATGCGCCGCTGCATCTGGGTGGCCTGGTAATCGTCGTATTCCCGGCCCTCAAACACGGACACGCCCTCTATGTACGGCCAGTAGGAGTGGCGGCAGTTGGCCCCGCCAATGCCCTGTACATGCCCGTAGCCGCATTTGTCAACAAAGTCTGGATGCCAGGCCATTTACCCACCCCCTAAAATGCAAAAGGAGCCAACTGCTCGATTTTCTCGAATAGTTGGCGCCTTTTCGCCCTTCCGCCGGAACTTTTACCGGCGGGGATATTTTATTGCGCCGCCCCCATAAACAGCAGGCGGAAAGTCTCGCGGCCTTTTGGCGTTACCAGGGTCTGGGTCCCGCTCCACTGGGTCTTCTCATTGAAGCACTCCTTCACCTCAAACAAGCCGCCGTCTACATGGGGCTGGTAAGGCATCAGCTTATTCCGCTGGTCGCGGTAGATGTACTTGAGCCGCAGCAGCTCGGATACGAATACCTTCGGCCCAATATCCAACTGTTTAGCCGTCTCCCGGAAGTTGGTCAGCAGATTCCGGTCCACCAGCTCGTCGAAGTAGTCCGCTTTGGGCTTCATGATCTGGTTCTCCACCGTCAGGGCAGAGATCCGTTCCTCCCGGTCCGCCAGGGCCTTCTGGGCGACCACCAGGGCCTTTGCCATCAGCTCTTCCGGCGTCATGGTTTCCTGACCCAGGATGTAGCCGCCGTTCTGCCGGATGGAGGGAAGGACCTCATCAAAGATCCAGCGCTCGAACTCATCAGCGCCGGGAAGCTCCGACTGAGCCGACAAACGGTAGATATCGCCCTCGGGAATGAAGTTCATCTCAATGCTCTTCATCGGAGACTGCGGGTGAGGTACCTCACGTTTCGTTACCCACCTGCAATGGTCAGCCAGGGCCTTGTTCGGGTTCTTGTAGGCAAGTGCATTCGCGATATCCAAACCGCAGAACAGCGTCTTACCGCCCTCCATGATGGTCCTGATCTCCCCAAATTTGGGGTGCTCAAAGATTTTCAGCTCGTTCATTTTTATAACTCCTTTCAGCTATCAGAGCCGTCCTTTTCCGGCTCCAGTTTCACAAGTTCTCTTCGGTTTCGGACAATCTTGATTTCGCCGTCTCTGCAGGGAACCGCCAGCGCGGTATCCCCGTAGCGGTTCATGACCCACTCCATTGCGCGGATATGCTTCGCTTCAAAATGGTACTGGTTTTTCTGCCTGCTCATAGGCCCTCCCTCCGCCAGCGGTACACTTTTCCCTGCCACTCCGTATGGGCCTCGAAGCCCAGAGGCCCGGGAATGTTCCGCGCCCCCAGGTGGGCCGTGACCTCTACCAGGTCCGTTCCAAGATAGTCCATAGACTGTTCCCGATACTTCTGGTTCAGCTGGTTCACGCCGGTCATCACCGCCCGCCGGACGGCGACGTCCACGCTGTCCACATGCCCGCTCTCGTAGCTGACCGTTTTCAGCCCGCTGTCCGCGAGCTGTTTGACGGCCTCCGCAATCGCCTGGTGATAGCTGATGGCCCCGGACTGGATTTGCAGCGCGGCGGAGTCCAGCGCCCACTGGTACGCCTTTGCGGAATCCAGCATGACCCTGTGCCGCCCCTGGCGCACCAGAAAGCCCATAGACTGTGTGATGTTGCGGTATTGGCCCCGGGTCTGCTGGTAGATGGCGTAGATGTCCTCGTGGCCTATCAGGTACTCCGGCGCTGTTACCTGGGCCAGGCTGATGATATTGCTGTAATACGCCTGGTTCCGAGCGGCAACGTCCGCCAGGAGCTGGTTCAGTTTGGCCTCTCCGGTGCCGGTGGCGTCGGAAATAGCCTTTTTGATTTCCTCCAGGTCTATCCCGTGGGCGCGGAGGGCGCGGATGTCCTGCACGGTGACCTCGTTGAGCTGCCCGGACGCCTTGAGGCGGCTGCAAATCTCTTCCAGCAGCTTCAGTTCCAGAGCGCGGAAGAGTTCACAGAGTTCTTCCGGGAGAGCGTCCAGGATATCGGGTTGAAATGGGTATTTCATTTTGCTTCTTTGTAGTGCCCCATCACTTTACTCCATTCAAGAGCACGCTGCCCATACAAGACCATATAGACGACTTTCCCGCAGTCTTTGCAACGGTATTCCGCCTCAATAACCGTAGGTTCATTCCCATCAGGTCCGTGTGTCCAATGCCAGCGAATTAAATCGGCATCAGTATGTGCACAAGATAATTGCTTATAGAAACGTTTAATTTTATTCGTCATTATTCCACTTCCTTCTACCCCTCGCCCGTCAAAGCCTCCACGTCCGGCATCATGTCAAGGGCCTCTTCCTCGGTACAGTTGTACTTGCGCATGATATACAGCTCCGGCCTGATCAGCCCCGCGGCGACATCGCTGCGCATATCCGCAAGGGCAAGCTGCTTCGCGGCGGTGTCCTCCAGGATGGAGTCGCCCCACTCATAGGTCACCGCATAGTCTCCCGCCGGTGCCAGGCCGTAAAGGCCGGACATCACCGACATGGCATAAATCAGGCCGTCAAGGGTACTCTCGAAGTTGTCCTTAATCCCTTCGATTGTGGCGTACATCCTCTGTTTGGTCGCCTCAATCTCCGTCGCCGTCCGCTCCACCGACATCGGGTCCGAAATGGTCCCGAACGCAAGCCCGACGTTAAATTCAATCTGCTTCAGGATGTTCTGGAATCCGGCGTAAACGCTGCTGTCCCGGTACTCGGGGGAGAACTCGTGCAGGAAGTCCCCCTTGTCGCTCCAGAACGGCCCGAACCCGTAAAGGCGGTATTTCCCAAAGCGCTCCAGGTTTACCTGGGACTGCTCCCCGAAAATCTTCCGCTCGCCGCTCTTGTACTCCCACTGCAGGCGCTCCCACTGCACGTCGGCCTGCCTGATAAGCTCCACGGCGTCCGCGTACATGGACACCCCCACGCCGCTGTCCGGGTTGGTCTTGTTGGCCCGCGGCGTGCGGAAATAGGCGAAAAGAGGGTGCTCTATGTCGTCAACAAAAGTTTCCTCACCCAGCTCCGCCCACTCCGGCACGGCGTCCAGGCTGACCGGATTTCCAACAGAGCCGTTCTGCGTGCTTTCAAACGCCCTGTTCCGGATTACATAGCGCCCGTTTTCAAACTCGTGGCTTTCCAGCTTGACATAATACTTCCCGCAGCTTTTGATTCCCTCCTTGAACACGCCGCCCACGCAGTCCCCGGAGGCGTCAAAGCGGGTGGGCTGGAAGGTGTTTGGGCCGCAATAGCCAACTAAAATGCGGTCGTTGAACAGGTAGGGCTTGAGCGCGCCGCCGCCCAGGGCAAGGAAGGTTTCAAGGGCGGGCTGGAAGCGCTTCCGCGCCGCTGCAAACTGCTCCATCAGGTATGCGCCCGCCGCGCCCTCAATGGTGACCTCCAACTCGGAAAGCGTGGGCCTTGCCAGCTCCCGGCAGATGGACGCGGGGATGTTCAGGGAAATGACGTCGTGGGTCAGCCAGGGCGCCCGCCCTATGTAAAGGCTGTGCCAGAAATTGATTTCATCCATTTCCCCGCGGCTGATGGCGGGGGTCACGTCGAATTCCCGTTTCGCGGCTCCTTCCGGGAAGCCGGTCAGCCAAGTTCTTATTTTCCCAAAAATTCCGCCCCAGAATGGCATTATCTGATTTCCCTCCTCATGATGGTGGCGCAGAAGTAGCGTATGGAATCTATCGCGTGGTCGTTCTCCTTGATCACCTTGTCCTCCCCGCTCTCCTTGTCCCATGCATAGGACGCAAACTCCCGGAATGTGTTGGAGCAGCTTTCGTGAAACCGGAGCTTCCCGGCCTGGAGCAGCGCCCCCGTCAGGCGGATGCCGTCCAGGACGCCGTTGTCGGCCTTGACCACGTTGAATCTCCCGTGCCGCCGGATGCACTCGATGAAGGACGCCGCCGACGGGTCCACAATGACCCGGTCTATCTTATGCCCCTCCGCGAATGTCTCCAGGTCCTTGTAATACTCCTCGTCGGTCTTCTGCCGCTTCGCGTCCCGGCCTGAGTAGTAGTATTCTCTGACCATCTCCGCTTCGCCGCGTCCCAGCACCCAGAGGCCCATTGCCGTTGGGTTGGCCGTGCCGTAGTCGATGGAGATGTATTCCGGGCCGCGGAGGGACGGTGTGCGGAAGGTATGCCTGTCCTTGTCGAACATGGGGTACACCAGCCCCTCGGCGATGACCCACTCGCCCCGGATAAAGCGGTCGTAGAAGACGCCCACGTACTCCTTCTTGATGTTCTCCACGTAGTCGGCGGGCAGGGTCGTGTTGTCGTCGATGGTGAATTTCACATCGAGGAAGTCAATTTCCTCCGCCCGCCGGATGTAGCTGCGCATCAGCCAGTGATTGGGGGTGTCCGGGTTGGTGGTGGCGAAGAGCTTCGCGCCGGGTACCCGGAGGCGGGAGAGCAGCATCGTGAAGAAATCCTCGGGGAACTGGGTCAGCTCGTCGCAGTAGGCTCCCTGGAGGGTCATGCCGCGGATTTTGCTCTCCGACCTGGCGTCGTTGGCCCCCTCGAAGAGGACCCGCCGCCCGAACAGATACCCCTCTTTTGCCGGGATGGAGAAGGTGAAATTCCCCTCTCCCACCAGCTCCTGGAGGAGAATCAGACAGTTGCGCTTCAGCGTGGTCAGGGACTTGGCGCACATGAGATAGAGCTTGTCCTGGGGCATCTCGGCGACCCAGAAGGCCCATAGCACCAGGGAGATCCAAGTCTTCCCGGAGGACACGGAACCCTCCAGGAGGTTCAGCCGCCTCAACTCGTCGCGCTGCCACATGCGCATCAGTTCTCTTTGCTTTGGAGTGTACTCAATCATCTTTCAGCCCCCGTATCAGGTCGGACAGCGCCCCGCTGCTGTTCTGCTCTCGTCTCTCAAAGGCCCCGAGGTGCTTGCCCAGCAGTTCCAGGGCCTTGAGCTTGTCGGCCATCTTGTACTTTTTTACGTACCCAACATAGTTTCCATCCGGGTCAGCTACGTCCTGCACATCCAAACCCACCAGCGCGGCGGCGGTATCGTCGTCCAGTCGTGAGATATCCAGAGGTTTTCCGTTCCCGTCGAACATCTTGCGCACGTCGAAGAAGGCCAGCTTGGCAGTCTCGCGGAGGACCATGTCCTGAGTAATCTCCGTGCGCTTCTGCCGTTTTTCTATCGCTTCCTGAATGGCGCTCTGGATATCAGGTTTTGACAAGTTTTCACTCGCTATCCGATTTGCTGTTTTCTCGCTATAGCCAGCTCTGATAGCGGCGGCGGTGGCGTTTAGGTCCACCAGATATTCCGCTACAAAGCGCTTTTGCTTGGGTGTTAATGACATACCACCACCTCTCAGTCAGAATCAATTACAGCAATCTATTGCAACAACATTGCTCTATTTGCTGATTCAAATACATATGGCCGCAATTCAAATATGATGGATAGAGTGCCTCACAACTTTGCAGCGACATACTAACTAAGCGCATCTGAAGTTGCAGAGCAGAATCAAAATTCATCATATTTAACTGTTTTTTCAACGCCTCTATTTCGTCTTGCGGTGCCTGCGACATCCCTTCTAATCTAATCGGAGTTGTTGCCTGACACATAGACCATACATCCGGCAAAGGCTTTGGTTTTCTTCGGCTTACCCATTCTGCTGAGCCGTCTTCATTCATCTGCAGTCCGTCCAGTCCCCACCACAATGTAATAACCTGACTCACCGGTTGCCTTTCTTCCAGAATTTTGAGGGATGCCTTTTCAATGCGTTCCATATATTCAGAAGCATTGAACTTTGGAGTAATGGCGCGTTCATATTCAAGCTCCAGTTTTTGGTTTTCTTCCCATTCCGCATAGTTTTTCTTGTCTCTTTTATAAATTGTGACTAAATATAGCGACAAAACAGCGGCGATAGCGAAAATGGAAACAAAGATATCCCAAATCATGGCGCAATCTCACCGCCTATGTGCAGCAATTTTGGGGCCATATTTGTAAAAATCCGGTTCTGAACGGAAAATCACGCGGTTATTGCACCATCTTTGAAGCATCCGTATTTGTTTGGGCGCGTGGGGCTTGTCGTAAATCATCACATATGGGTTATACCCCAGGTTTCGCAAGGGGTAAATGCGCCGCAATGCATTTTCTATCTTTTCCTCCGCCGTTTCTCCGTCCCTGTAGTTTGTCAGCACATAGACTCCCAATTTCCGGTAATCCTTTATTCCGGGCAGGTCCTTGAACCTCCGGAAATGCTCTGTCAAATCCTGCTCCGGATTATCCCACGCAAAATGAATGGCCTGCGTCTTTACCCGCTGTATCAGCTCCGTGTTTTGTGCGTTTGTCAGCCGAATGTCCAGCCCTTGTGTGAAGTCCACCCACGCGCCGCTCTCCGCAAGCTGTCCCAGCAGATCCATGTGTGATGTGCAAGCCAGCAGATTCGGGTCCAGCAGTTTTATGTTCTTCTGCCCCCGCCACCACTCAGACAGGTCCGCCACCTTCCGGGCGGCACGCCCCTCTTTCCCAGCCACGATGCAGAACGAACACCCGCGGGGGCACCCCCGTGTCAGGAAGCCATAAGCGGTGTCGCAGGTCAGTTCCGGATATAGGGAGTAATCTGGATAAATATGCTCTATCTCATCAGGCAGACGGTTGTCCAGACCGTATCCCGTTCCGCCTTTGACAATTTCACCGGCGTTCAGCGGATCCGGAATATCTGGGGAATATGTCTCGTCCA